CTCTAATGTTGTTACCTTCACTATTTTTCAATATAAGAAAATTTTTACCAATTAAGACAACTTCAAACTTTTCTTTCTTTATTTCTTTAATGACTTCTTTCTTTGGATACTGATAATTATATGCTACCTCTTTATCTTCCTTTTTCTTTTCTTCCATTTTTCACCAACCTTTATTTGTGGGGCTATATTTCTATAACCCCACAAACTATTTTATTTAGATAGTCACAGTAATTTCAGCGAAAGCGTCAACAGTAGATTTAGCAGTAATGAAGACTGAGATGGTGGTTGTTCCAGCACCAACCGTTGTCACAAGACCACCCGCACTAACCGTAGCAACACCAACGGTATCACTAGCGAAAGTCAAAGCAGACATCGGAGGAGTTGAAGGACTTCCACTTTCATGAAGGGCTTTCAACACGAGTTGTCGAGTCGCAGGATGAACTAGGGCAATTTCTGAAGGAGCAAAAGCCAAAGCATACACATCATCATACCAATTGGAGGCAAGACGAATTTGTTTGATGTAACCGAACACATCTTGATTTGCACAACCAGCCACACCTACGGGGGTGTATGACAAAGCACGAGCGGTAAGAGGAGTCGTAGAAACTCCGTCCATCGTCATGCTGAGAGTGAAGTTGCCCGTGAGTTGAACTTTGGGGAACACGATTTGAACGCTACCAACAATATTTGTCGATTCGTCACTTGAAGCCAATTGAGCATCAAGAACGAGAGTAACGATTGAAGGAATGATATTTGCGGGGATTGTAACTTCTTTAGCCGCCGCATCTGTCTCATAGTATCTAGCGCAAACAATTTCTCCACTTGTGCCTGTAGCAGAAGTGAATGTTTGAGAAGTGAAAGCCAATCTTTCAATTGAACCATCGCTATGTGTAACCCAAGCGTATTTTGTGGCACTACCCAAGAATCCCGCAGGAGTCCCAAGAACCGTACCAGTCAAGCCAGCACTCAAAGTAACATTCTCTTCCGTCCAAACATTTGCACCATTGGCAATAGCTTCACCAGTTGAAAGTGAAATGAACGGGAGATTGAATTGAGTATCTGTCAAGGTAATGTTCATGTCGGGAGAATTGAAGTAAATATACTGCAATGGCGCACCCTTACCACCACGAACATCCGTTGAATTAACCGACAATTCCATAGTCGATTCTGAAAGCGTCTTTCCAGCCGCCAACATATTTTGGTCGCCATCATACATATAGTAATCGGCAACAGAAACCATAAATAATTTTTCTGCCATTATAAATCCTCCTTATTTTTTTCCTCTACCGCCAGTTTTATTTCTTGCCGCAGAAGGCTTACCCGACATAGTATCTTTTATTTGTTCGAATGGAACTAGGTCAAGTTTATTCTTAGTCAAATCGGACATCCAATGTTTTATGAATGATTTATCTTTGAACTCAACCATTCCACTCATGGATGCACCCAAATATACCTTATAATGAAGTTGCAAATCTGCTCTTTCCAATATCTTCGTAAACTTACGAATCGAGAGGGAATAGATTTGCTCCAACGATAGACTAGATGAAATCAAAACACAAACTATTTGGTCTTCCAAAGAAGCCATCTTTCCAGATGACTTATTTCTTAGTTCCTGTGCTTTCCTCATATTATCTCGAATTTCTTTTTGAATAGTATCGTCAGGTAAATCGACCATGTTATATTCACATATTATTTTTTTTATTTCATCGAAATCCGATGAGTTATACTCGCGTCCATCCACGATAAAAATAGGCTTATTCTTTTTATTTCTAGCATAAATAACTTTCAAGTCTGGATTTTTTGTGACTATTTTTAGAACAGCATCAAAGAACGCAATATACGGAAATTCATCCGTATTTATAGAATACATATAATCCATGTATGTCATGGATATTGTTTTCGCATCATTTATACTGTTCTTATCCAAAGTGAAACATTCAGCGAAATAAAAGAACGATAAATAATCCCTCATTCCGACAGGATGAATCTCCAATCCTTTATATGAAATAACATCGTCATAAATATATGACATTTCATACTTAGAAAATTCTTTAGCCATAATTCATACTCATAAAAAGTTGTTTACCGATGAAAGGAATTTGACCAGTAACAATCATTCTGTCTGTTAGTTCTCTCTTTCCATCGAAATACAGAACTCCAAGTCCACCCTTTATTTGAACACCGTTCATCGTTTTTATCAACTCATTTATAATTATATCGTTTCTAGTTTTGTAATTAGAAAGATGATTTATTTTATAATGAGCATAGACTTGAAAAGATACAGTGATAATTCCAACAGTTCTTGTTTTAGGTGTGATGTGCCAATGAGAAATTCTCAAAAGAGTTATTTCTTTTGTTACAGCGTCAGGCTGTCCTACATCCATGAAAACTCTAAAATCTGTTGTCAATTCTTCACCGTTATAAATCAATTTAGCCTTCTCTGCCTTAGTTAAATCTAATTGCAAATAGGCATCTGGAGTATCGTACTTGAGAAGTTTCCAAATCAATTCGTTGTTATCCATCAGATGATTTATTATCTGGTATGGAATTTCATCGTAATCATTGAAAGAATTATATGCAATTCTATCAAGTTTATCAAAGGGAGTTTCTTTAGTCATTACCATCCTCCCTTTAACAATATTGAAACGTCTTTATAATGGCTACCACTCGTACATCTCACAACGAGATATTGATTTAGATATTTTTCCACATTTTCAATAGAGAACATATTTCCCGTGAGAGTTGTAAATGTGTAATTAGCGGTTGGAACAGATGTTCCAATAATTGAGTAAGTAAACGAATTAGATGTATCTACATTGTTTATATATAGTTGTGTTGTAAATACTTCCACTGTGCCTTCAAGAACAAAGTTATTTTTCGGTGAAACTCTTATCTCCCAATTTTCATTTGGTTCGGCTACAACACTTACTGGAACTTCAACAAATACATTATCATTGTTTTTCAATTTTATAGTTATTGTAGATAATCCCAATTGTTTAGGATTTATCAATCCATTATAGACTTCTACTATCGAAGGATTAGAACTAACCCATTCAACATCGTGTATCTCGTATCTTCCGTTGTGAATTACAGAATAAGATAAAGTTATTTGCTCACCGACATTTAGGCTGAGAGAAGATGGATTCACTTGTATCTCATATTCATTTTGATACACATCACAAATTCCATTTACTAAATCATCTGTGTCCTCATTCAATTGCCATCCACCCATTGAGTATCTAATTAATCCAGATGAATAAAAATCATCTGTTTTCATTAAATTAATATTATTTACACCCGCACCGAAGATTTTATAGCAATACCAGTTATCAGGATTACCGAACAAAAATCTTTGATTGGATTTAATTTTATTAGTCTTTTCATTGAATTGAACCATTACTTCGATAACACCAGAGACGTTGACCACAGCACTACCCGTAGTTGAATAATCTCTATTTTCTCTAACTAATGGGTCTGCCATAGTGCATGGCACATTATAAATTCCACCCTTTGAATCCATCCACCTTAATGTATTATTGCATCTCTTGATGGTTACAGCAGTAGTGAGAGACTTTATCTTTTCCGTATTTATACAGAGCCAATAATTCTCATTGAAATAAAACATTGTTCCAAGTTTTACGGTGTGGGAGGTATCTCTAAACCAAAGCATCTTAAAATCATCGGACATCTTTTCGCCTGTTTCAGCGGCAATAACATAATTTATTCTTGCGTCTATGTCAACATATTCTTCAGATGCAAATGATGTTTCTTCTTGTATTGTAAACCAGTCGGAGGAGTTTTCAAACCCCTCCTCTAATCTGGCATTGAAATCTTCTATGTAAGTTGTCTTTGGGTTCTTTATTAAGGCGGTCTGCATTTGCGTATATTTATACGGCATTTTACCTCCTTATTTTATGGAACATAGAAAGTCCCACTAAACCAATTAGCCCAATCTGTACTTTTATTGTAGGAATAAACAGTTATACTTTGAGCATTATATTCTTTGACCTTATCCAAATGCAAAGATTTCTCTTTTAGATTTTGGCTTTCAGAATAAACTTTAAAGTCTCTATCTTGAAGATGGAGATTCATTTGGTTTACATCCTGCACTTCTTTTTCAAGCCATTTTTCAACCATCAACTTAGACAACATAACTTTGTTATCATCTGTCAAGATGTCCGTGAATGACTTGGTGGTTTCATTGTAGGATAATGATTGGTTACAATTCTCATTGAACTGAGGAATTGCAATAATTAAAAATCCACTCAAATAAATTTCAAAGTCCAGAATTGAAGACTCGTATAAATTCTGGAGTCTCCAATCTTTTATCTGAACCATGAAAAGGTCAAATATTTCAGAAAATGCTGTCCCTGTCATAGTTCATCCTCCTCTTAAAAATAATATCTAGGGTAGTCCGAGAGCCATATATTCTTTAGCTTCTTCCGCCTTTTCTGTAATTTTAATTTTGCTTTCTCTCTCAATAAGTCTGACTAAGTTTTGATTGACATCTTTTCCGTCCCTAATATTTGAAATCAAAACATCTACGATTGTAGATTTCTGTCTGTCAGAACCATTCTTATACAATTCAAAAGCATCTTCCGTTTTACAGGTTGAATCAATTGTTCTTTCAATTTGGTCTTTGTTGAGGACATTCAAGTCTTCATAACCGAGTTTCTTAACAACCTCTTCATCTAAAATAATGAACAAACCGTTTTTGTAAAAATTTTCGTTCCTGTCAAGGATTTCCAATAATACGGAATATTGAACTCGTTTGATTTCACCAAACTCAGTAAATCTAAGTTCATCTTTATCCTTACCTCTCGATAAATTCAAAATTCCTCTAAAGAGACTCATGACTTTCACAACTCTATCCAGTCGAATATCTTCTGATTTGACTTGAACTTCTTTTGGAGCAAGGCTAAGTTTTTCCTGCATTTCGGCAACTTGACGTTTGAGAATTTCAATCTCCGATTCATTTGAGACTACGGGGGTTGAAACTTTTTTGGCTTTCATTTTTTAAAATTCTCCTATTTATTATTTTTTAATTTTAGAGGGGCTGAATAAAAATCCAACCCCTCTGTTTTTAATTAGAGAGTGATTGTGGCGGCAATTGCATTGGTAGCGACACCGGCAACCCAAGACTTCTGGAATGTGGTTGTCTGAGTCAAATTAGCGGCATCAAACTGGTTCTGGGTGTAGGACAAAGTGGTTCCTTCAAGAACAAGTTTGACAGGTTTCTGAGCCGAAGGAGACATGATATAAATCACATCGTCATTCAGTTTCAGACCGAAAGGATTTTCCCAATCAGCGACCTGCGGGAGTTCGAGAGTATCCACACCAGCGAGGTTACGGATATAACCGACACGCACGAAATCACTTTCGATGTCATAGCGATAGTTGGCATTCAAAGGAAGAACCTTAGCCAAAGCACGTTTCGTACCGAGAGCGATAGCTTGTGAGCCACCGTTCCAAGCTGAAACTTTCTGTGCAAAGTTGGTGAAAGTGTCCTGTGACCAACCAGCGGCACGCAGTTGACCATTACCGGGGGTATTGGGCAGAGCGAGCATGGCGGTATTAAAAGCTGTGAAAGCATCAATCGTTACCTGAGTTTCCATTGAGCGAATAGCTTTGGAGACAAAGCGGGCAAGAGATTCCGCACCGCTCAAAACACGATAAAGAGCAACACCTACTGTCATTTCGTGATTTTGAGGAACTAAAGAAACCTGACCGTTAAATTGTTTCTGTAGTTCCCCCGTGCGTTTCCCACGACCAGCTTTAGAAACAGGGAAGAGGTCACGAGGTTCGATATTGAAGACCGCCGAATCTCCCCATCCAATATTGCGAATATCGGAG